AAAGAGAACCCGTTGTATTCCTAGATATAAAGTAACACTAGCCGCCGTCCTGCAATAGAATTTGCCCATGAGTTTGAACGCACTAACACAAATCCAAGCGGCGGCATTGCTGTCGATTGCGCCGCGCACGTTGCGCGATTGGGTCGACTGTCCGCGTAACGCGGACGGAAGTTACCCCGGTCCCGCACTGGTCGCGTACTACGTCGCCAAACTTGGCGGCGGTGGTGAGTACGACAACCAGCGCGAACGACTCGCCGCAGCGCAAGCGGAAAAAGTCGAAACCGAAAACCGGGTGCGACGTGGCGAATTGTGCGAAGCGCAAGCGATTGCGTCATTGTGGGCGGATATACTGGGTACTGTCCGACAGAAACTACTAGGTACACCGAATAAACTTGGACCGCAACTTGTCAACATCAACGAGCCGACCGTTATCGTCGGAATCATCCGACAGGAAGTCGTCGCCATTCTCGACGAACTTTCATCTGATACTGGCCCGTTGTCGGGAGGCGATGAAACCGCCGCCGACACTGACCGTGAGTCAGTGGGCAGACGCGAATCGGAGACTGTCTAGCGAGTCTTCCGCCGAACCGGGCATCTGGCGTACGGCCCGTGCCGAGTATCAGCGCGGCATCATGGACGCACTGGCCGATGAACGGGTGCGCGAAGTCTGGGTGATGAAGTCGGCGCAAGTCGGCTGGACCGAGATTATTAACAACGTCATCGGCTACCACGTCCACCAAGACCCGGCACCGATGCTGCTAGTGCAGCCAACGCTAGAAATGGCGGAGGCATGGAGCAAGGACCGACTGGCCCCGATGATTCGGGACACGCCAGTGTTGACACAACGTATAGCCGACCCGAAGTCGCGCGACAGTGGCAATACGCTGTTGCACAAAAAGTTTACCGGCGGACACTTAACGGTCGCGGGTGCGAATAGTCCTTCGGGTCTAGCGTCACGTCCTATCCGTGTGGTGATGTTCGACGAAGTGGACCGTTACCCGGCGTCGGCTGGTAGCGAAGGCGATCCGATTAGTTTGGGTCGCAAGCGTACCGCAACATTCTGGAACCGTAAGATTTTGGCAGGATCAACGCCGACGATTAAAGGTTCCAGCCGCGTCGAAGCGGGATTCGATACTGGCGACCAGCGTTACTACTACGTGCCGTGTACGCATTGCGGCGAGTTTCAGCGGCTAACGTGGGCGCAAGTGAAGTGGCCCGAAGGCCAGCCGGAAGCGGCACAGTACGTTTGCGTTTCATGTGGAACGCTATTAACCGAAGCCGACAAGGCCGAGATGTTGCGACAAGGTGAGTGGCGCGGAACGAAACCGTTTCGCGGTATCGCATCGTTTCATATCAGCGAGTTGTATTCGCCGTGGTCGACGTGGGCCGATATGGCCGTGGCGTTTGTGGAAGCGAAAAAGTTTCCAGAGACGCTACAGACGTGGATTAACACGGCACTAGGCGAAACCTACGAGGAACGCGGCGAGCAAGTCGAGTCGGTTGGACTGGCGACACGGCGCGAACCGTACACGGCAGACACGATACCAGCGGCGGCTATGATGCTGACCGTAGGCGTCGACGTGCAGGACGACCGACTAGAAGCAACCGTCGTGGCGTTTGGCCGTGACGAAGAAATGTGGATCGTGGAACACGCCGTCTTACGGGGTGATCCGGGGTCCGAATCGCTGTGGTCCGATTTAGACGGGTTCATCGGCAAGCAACGCAAAACCGAAGACGGTCGCGGGTTGCTGGTCGAAGCCGTTGCGATTGACTCTGGCGGTCACTTTACACAACAGGTTTACGCATACGCCGCAAAACGAAAGGCCCGGAGGGTTTGGGCTATCAAAGGTGCGGGCGGATTCGGTCGGTTAATCTGGCCGAAACGCGCGGGACGGGCGGGGCGAACGTCGGCACAAGTTTTTATTGTCGGCGTCGATACGGCGAAAGACGTATTGTTTGGAAGATTGAAGCGCGTTACGCAAGCGGGTGCGGGTTATGTTCACTTCCCGTCTAGCGTCGATGACGTGTACTTCGATCAGTTAACATCCGAAACGCTAATCTACCGCATGGTGCAGGGTCGACGTGTGCGAAGTTACCGACCGCGCACGTCCGGGGCTAGAACGGAAGCACTCGATTGTTTGGTGTACGCCTACGCGGCGTACATTGGTCGAGGTGGCCCGATGATACTTCCGAATCGAAAAGTCGCGGCACCGGTTGTACAGCCGGAAGTCGTGCAGCAAGTCGAGACACCGAAACCGGTCATACGTCGGCCAACACCGCAACGTCCAAGGGGCGGCGGTGGTTGGGTAAACGGGTGGAGATAATATGGCGAACCAATTTGATAGCACGAATTACCCGGTCATCGAACCGGACACGTTACAGGCGGGGGACCGTTGGGCGTGGAAGCGAACCGACCTAATCTCCGACTATCCATCGTCGGCGTATTCACTTTCGTATATAGCGCGCCGCGAAATTACCGGCGAGCGAATCGCCATTAGCGCGTCGGCGGGTGCCGATAGTTATGTGGTCGAGGTGGCATCCAGCACCACGGCAAACTACGAATCTGGCAAATATCACTGGAACGCCTACATTACGCGCACGTCCGATTCGTCGCGCGTTGAAGTCGGGTACGGATCGTTTACGGTCAATCCGAACAAGGCAACATCGAGCGACGATCCGCGTTCATTCGCGCAAATTGCACTCGACAATATCGAAGCGTATCTAAAAGACCCGACCAACATTGCAGCGGCGTCATACTCGATTGCAGGACGCAGCCTGTCGCGTTGGAGTCGTGCGGATTTGTTCACGGAGCGCGAGCGGTTGAAGGGTGAAGTAAACCGCGAAAAGCAAGCCGAGAAACTCGCGCGTGGGTTAGGCTCTAATGCGACGGTTCGTGTGAGGTTTACCGTATGAAGTTATTAGACCTTTTCAAGCGAACGCCGAAGCCGACACGCAAACGGGCATTTGAAGCCGCGAACACGGGTCGATTGTTCAATGACTGGATGACGCAAACCAAGTCGGCAGATGCGGACATCCGGTATACGTTGAAGGCCATGCGCGCACGGTCGCGCGACTTAACGCAAAACAACGATTACGCACGGCGTTACTTGGATTTGGTCGCGGCTAACGTGGTAGGCCCGAAGGGCATCACGCTACAGGTTCGCGCGCGTGAGCCGAACGGCGTACTGGATCAAGTCGCCAACCAGATTTTAGAGCGGGAGTTTTACCTATGGGGTAAACCCGGCGTCTGCACGGTCGATGGCCGTATGTCGTGGGTCGACGCACAAAAAGTATTTATTGAAACTGTAGCGCGTGACGGCGAATGTTTTGTGTTGTTTGTTGAGGACGACGCAAACCCGTATCACTTCCGCTTGCAGTTTGTCGACGCTGACTTGATCGTCCTAGACAAAAACGAATTCTTGCCCGATGGTTCGCAGATTCGTATGGGAATCGAGGTAGACGCGACCGGTCGACCGACAGCGTACTACGTTAAGACAAAACATCCTGACGACTACCAGTTTTCCGGTCAGTACGTCCGCACGATCCGCATTCCAGCGGAGCGCATGATTCACGCATTTCGACAGGACCGCATCGGTCAAACGCGCGGTACGCCGTGGACCGCTACGGCGATGACGCGACTTAAAATGTTGGGCGGCTACGAAGAAGCCGAACTAGTCGCCGCGCGTATTGGCGCATCGAAAATGGGTTTCTTCGTTAGCGAGTCTGGCGACGAATTCCAAGCCGACGGACAAAACGCCGATGGCACGTTGAACATGAACGCGCAACCCGGCGAATTTATGCAACTCCCGGCGGGCGTCGACTTTAAGCAATACGACCCACAGCACCCGTCAACCGCATTTCGTGAATTCGAAAAGGCGATGTTGCGCGGTATTGCGTCGGGTCTAGGCGTTTCGTATACGTCGCTTGCTAACGACTTGGAAGCGGTCAGTTACAGCAGTATCCGACAAGGTTTGCTGGAAGAACGCGACCAATGGCGAGTTGTACAGGCTTGGATGATCGAACACTTTTGCGAGCCGGTATACTTGCGGTGGTTGCGTAACGCACTCGACTTTGGTGCGGTACCGCTCCCCGGAAACAAATACTTTAAGTTTTCCGCAACGCAGTGGGTGCCGCGTGGCTGGCAGTGGGTCGACCCGCGCAGCGAAGCCGAAGCGCAGATTGTCGCCATTAACAACGGTTTGATGACGCGCACACAAGCACTCGCCGAACGCGGACTAGACATCGAAGACGTATTGCGCGAGCGAGCCGCTGAAGAAGAATTGATTGCTTCAGTAGGCGTAACGCTTCCGGGCGGTACGGCACCACAAAATGTAGCACCGGGGGTTTAACATGGCCGGTACACACGACATCGTTTGCGATCAGGGTTCAACCTTCACGCGCGTATTCACTTGGCAAGATTCGACCGGCGTTCCGATTAACCTGTCAATGTATACGGGACGTATGCAAGTGCGCGCGACCATCGACAATGCGTCGACGCTGCTTTCGTTGACGACGGAGAACGGCGGCATTGCTTTAGGTGGTGCAGCGGGAACCATCACAGTGACGGCGACGGCAACGCAAACCGCAGCAGTGGCGGCGGGTTGCTACGTCTACGATCTTGAAATGGTAACCGGCGCGGTCGTCACTCGATTGGTGCAGGGACAATTTACAGTTGACGCCGAGGTGACGCGATGACGACCACCACGGTTATTGTCGATGAAACCTTAAACAATATTGTTGTAGAAGAAACGACGCAAAACGTCATTGTTCGCGCGCCGGGTCCGTCTGGCGCGATGGGTCCGACTGGCCCCACGGGTTCAACTGGCGCAACGGGTGCCACGGGGCCAACTGGCGCACAAGGCAACACTGGCGCGGTTGGGCCTACGGGACCGACCGGCAGTCAGGGCGCACAAGGCGACATCGGACCAACAGGGTCACAGGGGGTCCAAGGTATACAAGGCGTACAGGGCGTTGTGGGTCCTACTGGACCGCAGGGCATCCAAGGCGTTAGCGGTCCTACCGGACCAACGGGCAGCACCGGGGCTACCGGTCCACAAGGTGACATTGGCCCGACGGGCGCACAGGGTGCGGCATCGACTGTGCCGGGTCCGACCGGGCCGCAAGGCATACAGGGTGTGCAAGGTGAAACCGGCGCGCAAGGCATAGCCGGACCTACTGGCCCACAGGGATTGCAGGGAGATACCGGACCAACCGGAGCGACTGGCGCGGCGTCAACTGTGGCCGGTCCGACTGGCCCGACTGGATCACAGGGCGCAACCGGGGATACTGGACCCACTGGCCCACAAGGCTTGCAGGGCATCCAAGGTGTGCAGGGCAACACCGGCCCCACGGGCGCGACTGGCGACACCGGCCCTACGGGACCAACTGGCGCAGCATCGACGGTAGCCGGGCCAACTGGCCCAACAGGTGCGGCGGGTGCTGACGGTCAGTCGTCTAGTTTTTATGAATACCGCGCCGACGCAGTTACTACCAGTGGTGTCCCGAGCGCGGGGCTTTTGTACTGGAACAATGCAACGCAAATTTCAGCGACCACGATTACCTTTAGTCATTTAGAACAAAAGGGAATCGACATCGACTTGTTTTTGTCCTTCATTAAGGATAACGACTCGATTGTGTTGCAGGATAAGGGAAACTCCGTCGATTTCCAAAAATGGGAAGTAACCGGTTCTCCGACTGTTGTTCCAAATAGTTATGTAACGGTTCCGGTAACGCTAATTTCGTCGAGCGGTACTGGCACGACCAACTTTGCAAATAATAGTTTGCTTTTGGTCGTTCTTCAGTCGGCGGGTTTGGTTGGCCCAACAGGCCCAACTGGCGCAACTGGCCCAACAGGCGCGGCATCTACGGTGGCTGGCCCCACTGGCCCTACCGGTCCACAAGGCATCCAAGGTGACGTTGGTCCGACTGGTTCACAGGGGCCGCAAGGCATCCAAGGCGTACAAGGTGTAGCAGGACCGACAGGGCCGACGGGAGCGCAGGGTATCCAAGGCGATACCGGCCCCACCGGTCCACAAGGTATCCAAGGCGTTGCAGGGCCGACCGGTCCCACTGGAGCGCAAGGCATACAAGGCGATGTTGGCCCCACTGGTCCGCAGGGCGTCCAAGGTGTGCAGGGTGTGCAAGGCGACGTTGGCCCAACAGGCCCAACTGGCGCACAGGGCATACAGGGTGTCGCAGGGCCGACCGGACCAACTGGCAATACCGGCGCGGCTGGCACAGCGGGTCCGACTGGACCAACTGGCGCGACGGGTGACACCGGTCCGACCGGGCCACAGGGTGTGCAAGGCATTCAAGGTATACAGGGCGTGGCGGGTCCAACTGGCCCGACCGGTTCTACAGGTACAATCGGCCCAACTGGCCCAACTGGTTCAAGCGGCAGCAATGCGTTTGCTTGGTTTATTTCGTGAGGGCATGACATGACAACATTAGTTTTAGACGCGACGACCAAATCTATTCAAGTCGCCATGTCCGGGGCGGCGGCTACGACAAACCCTGACTTTACTGCCGCATGGGCCGACGATACGGGTTCCGCTTTTACCGAAGGCGCGACCGATGGCGCGTTAAATGGCACTACTGCCGTTACCCTAGTTGCCGCTCCCGGTTCATCTACGCGGCGCGTCATTAAGTCGATCACGATTGAAAACAAAGACACAGCAGCCGTAACTATCACCGTTTCGTACAATAACAATAGTACGTTGCGTACCATTTCAAAAGTTACGCTGAATGTTGGCGATACGTGGACAACGAATGGCACGTTCGATACTAATGGATCATTAAAGCAAACGCTTGGAACCGTTAATCTCACATCTGGCGCGACTGGAACTTTGCCGGTTGCTAATGGGGGAACCGGAACTAGCACCGGGTCGTTAGTCAACTGTACGGCTGACGGCACAAATGCTGTCGGCTATCGTAATATTCCGCTGTCTGTATCGGCCAAAACGACCAGTTACACGCTAGCGACCACAGATGTTGGCGAGTACATCGAAATCGGTTCCGGCGGTTCCGTGACGATTCCAAACAGCACGTTTGCGGCTGGCGACGTAATATCAGTGTTCAACAACACCTCTGGTAACATCACGATCACTTGCACAATTTCTACGGCATACATCGCAGGGACCGATTCGGATAAAGCAACGATGACGCTTGCCACACGTGGACTTGCAACCATCTTGTTTGTTTCTGGCACGGTTTGCGTGGTCAACGGGAACGTAAGTTAATGAGCGGCATTCATCAACTTTTATTAGGCGGCTCTGTCCAGAAGGCCGTCGATCCCTACTTCTATTCGGTCACCTCGCTGCTGCACGGCGATGGCACCAATGGCGGCCAGAACAATACGTTCTTGGACTCGTCTACCAACAACTTCACCATCACGCGCAACGGGAATACCACCCAAGGCTCGTTTAGCCCGTTTAGTCAGACGGGGTGGGGGAACTACTTTGATGGGACTGGAGATTCAATAAAAATAAGCAGCGGAATTACTAACCAATTTGCTCCGGGTTCGGCATTTACTTGTGAAGGATGGTTTTACCTTACCAACTCTTCTGCATCGCAAATGTTATTTTGCGTTGGCGGATCTACTGTAGATTGGAACGCAACAACAGGCATTTTGTTTCAAATTTATTTATTTAGCGGGACTTTATATTGGCAATCAAATGCTGGA